CAGCAGGCTTTCCAAAGAAAGCAAAATTGGAAACAATTAAAGAAATGTCTGAGATGGCCATCATCAAATTAAAAGATACAACGAAACATTTTCAATTAGAACCTGAATACGCAAAGTTTTTGGGTGTTAAAGATGTCGTAGAAACAATGCTTTCTGAAGGTCAGTATGCAGAATCATCTGCGTATGAGGGTATGAAGACAGAACTTTATGCTAGTGTTGTAAACTTAATGGACGGTGGATGTACAGACACTGAAACTGTATCACAGGTAATGAACGATTTCAGAAAGAACCCTAACTATTGTTACGATGATGAGCATGTAAAACCTATCGTTATTAAACTAGTTAAAGAATACATGGGCGAAAACGAAGTGGGAACACTAGGCGGAGCGGCTTTAGGTTCAATGGGTGCAACAGCATTAGGCGGAATGGTAGGCGGACCAGTTGGTGCGGCTATAGGCGGAACACTAGGTAAAATTGGTGGAGCAGTTGCAGGCGGAATTGCAGGCGATAAACTTACCGATTCTGTACTAAGAGGACTATCCGAAGAAATGGGTATTGCTGTAGAAGACTTAGAAAGTTATGATGCAATACAAGAAAAATTAGATATGTTTGCAGAAATATCAGGCAAAAGCAGAGATTCAGTTGTAGGCTTCCTAAACGGCCTAGAAGAAGATGCTTTACCACAAGGTATACAAATGTTTGGTAGAAAAATTGCACAACGCAAACTAACAGACAGCATTCAATATATGTATAAATTACAAAAAGATGGTAAAAGTGTTGAGGAAATTGCAAGAGAACTTGAAATGGACCCATCAGAAGTTAAAGATGCAATGAATAAAACAGCAGAGTCTGTAGAGGAAAATAATATGAATATGTTTGACGATATAATAGCAGATATGCTATCTGAAGAAGTTAAAGTAGAAGAAGCAGAAGTTGTTATGGCAGTTAGAGCACTAGCAGACGATATTCAAGACCAAATAGAAAGAATTGGTAGAATGATGAACGAAGAAATTCCAGCAATCGCAGACCAAATGAGTTCCGAAATGGGTGCTCAACAGGCGGCACAATTTAAAGACAGCATGGAAGGAATACTATCAAGCCATTTAGAAACTACTAAAGCAAGTAAAGGCGGCATCGACGGAATTGTTGGTGGGCTTACAGGTGAAGGTAGTATGGGCGGAATGGGTGATTTAACAGATCCAAGTGCAGATGCTATGCCAACAGACTTAGCACCACAAGAACCAAGTATAGATGATTTAGCAGTAGGTGATAATATACCAGCGTCGGCAGGCCCGGCAGAAGAGCCATTAGGCAGAGCTCCAATAGAGTAATAAATGCGACTACATGAAATTTTACAGGAATCTTACAACGACGAATTAATTTCAGCAGTGAGTGATCTTTTGTCAATAGCAATGACATCAGGATTAAAAAAGATTTCTATGAAAAAGTTTGAAGAAGTTTTAGCAAAACAAGGTTATCCTGCAAGTGTAGATGAAATAATACAAGCAGTGGACCAAAGCGGTTTTGCATCATCAGTTAATAAAGTAGAAATTATACCTAGTTCCGAATTAGGTATGGATATAGACAATAACGAACCAACAGTAGATGTCGGTGGTATGGCCGGTGATCAAGCAATGAGCGATATCAACTCGGAGATATAATGGCTAATATATTTGTAAATGCTACACAGGCAAGAAAAGATACTAGAAATAATATTACTGTACACGGTGAGATTACAAGTTTAGAAAGCAAAGTATTTGCTAATATAGATGCTGGCGTACTGTATGCAAATGTATCTACAGGTACAACAATGACTACAAGTAATGTTTATTACAATGTACAAAATAGTATTATAACGGACCCTACTAAGAAAGATCAAATAGACTATGTTAAAAAACATTTTATAGATTTAGGCTACGGTATAAACATCACAACAAATACAGAATCCAATAATACGATAGTTTGGAACATATCCTGGTAAATATCTTTACTTAACAAAGTAATAGATATATGCTAAAAAACAAATACGAATACCCCAAACTCAAACGAGTACAAACAAAACAAGGCAGAAAATATATAGGTGAGGATGAAAATCCTGTACCTAGTGTTACGACTATCCTTGGAGATACAGGTGATAAAACTGCCCTAATCAACTGGCGTAAGAGAGTAGGCGATGCAGAAGCAACTCGCATAAGTACAGAGTCAGCAGGACTCGGAACCAAAGTACATAATGCATTAGAGAAGTATATCCTACTTGAAGAATACGAAATCAAAGGAAACAATCATATAAGTGTAATGGCAAAGAATATGGTTGATGAGATGATAGACAAGGGCCTAAGTAAAGTAGACGAAATATACGGAGTTGAAGTAGGTTTGATTGCAAAAGGATTATACGCCGGTACCGCAGATGGTATAGGCATGTGGGAAGGAGAAGAAGCAATCATAGATTTCAAAACATCTAAAAAAATTAAACCTCGTAAATGGATAGAAGACTATTTCATGCAAGGTTGTGCATACGCATTGGCGCACAATGAAATGTTTGGTAGCAATATTAAAAAGGTTGCAATACTTATGATAGACAGAGAAGGTAACTATGCTGACTTTGTTATACAAGGCGACGAGTTCGAAGAATATTGTAATAAATGGTCTGATAGACTTACAAACTATTACGCCAAGTAATAGCATTAGATGATAAATACTACTAGTTAGGAGACTTTTAGTATGGCAACATCAAACAATAATGTAATTGTTTCAAGAATACAAAACAGACGAGGGCTGAAACAAGACCTTCCAAATCCATTACGACCAGGGGAAATGGGTTTAGCAACTGACAGTAAACAAGTTTACATCGGTTCTGACCCGGCAATAGATAGAGAAAATAGTAAGTTTCTAAGTATCGAAAATCATAACCAGGCCAAGACACAATCTGTTAGTATTCCACATAATCAAATAATAAAATTTACAGTTCCTCATATACGATACCCAGCAGGAACATTTACAGGTACTGAAAAAACTATTAGTTACACTCCTAGTACAAGTAAAACATATACACTTCCAAATGCTAGTTCAGATACTAGACAAACATTTGCAAATACAGTCGCAGATGGGAAATTTATAAACTTAATATCTAATCTTGCATTCACGGCCAATACTATTACAGTATCAAAGAATGGTGCAGTACTAACAGGTGACGATACTGCAGATGCGTCTAATCTTGTTGCTAATGATTATTTTTTCAGCTCTAATACTGCTTTAGCAAATACTCATACAGTAACAGTTAGGAACTTCTTAACTTCTACAGATGAAGTTGCAATTACATATTATAGTAATACAGCAGTTATACAAGCATTGGAAGGATTCAGTTCTGCTAATAATAGAATAACATTCCATAGTGCATCTCAAAATTTTTATGATCAATATTCTATCCCAGACTATAGAAAAATAAGTGAAAAATATATTAGAGTATCTCCTACAACAGGTGTAGGACAAATTGGATTAGAATATAAGCATATCTCTATAGTAGCAGATAGCACAGCCAATATTAGTTTTGCAACATTAGGTAATTTACTTACAAGTAATGCAAATTCTGTAGTGTCAGGTGTAACTTTTACACCAGCAGGAGCATCTACAATAAATGTAGCAGTATCAAATACAGGTGAAAAATTTAATGCTAGTAGTTATCTTAATTTTGTATACTGCGAAAATCTAACAAATAGTTGGGTAAGTAATAAAGCAATACCATTGGTATCAAGTAATACAACAGCAATTTCATTTACACTACCTTCAGGCAACGCATGGCAAACAGCAAGAACATGTACTGCGGCGGTATCGGTAGGAACATCAACAACTATTACTGGCAATGTAGACGGAGTAGTTGCTGGCCATACAGTTAGATTCATAGGCTCAGGTGCTGGACAATTTGACGATACAAATAAAAAATATACAGTACAAAGTGTAGGAATAAATACATTTACAGTTACTGAAGATCAAGTTGCTTCTTTAGTTGCAAATAATTTAGATTATATAAACTACGGCACAGATAATACCGGTGCTAATGTTCAAGTATATTCTGCATTACACGGAGTTCCAAGTGGCGGACAATTTAAACTTGCAGGAACTACAGCGGCAGGACAAGTTGCAAATGGTAATGCTACTCTTGTAGGTACAGCAACAGAAAATACATTCTTTATAGCGGCGGCAAGTGCCGGATCATCAAATGTTACAGGTACAGCAGACGTTGTATTTGGTACTGATACTACAGGTGATATAACTCCTGTTAGAAGTATGGATTTAAGCAGTTTTGTAAATTTAACAGAAGCATCAGCGAATGTAAATAATAAGTCTGATGCAGATGCATGGCAGAATTTAGCATTAGTTCCGGGCTCTACCAATAGAGTATTTATTACAAGTAAGGCATCTAAAACAAGTGCCCCTTTTGACTTTAGACTACATAATGATTCTGCAGACACATTAGGAACATTACAACTTTTAGATAATGATTATGTATATGGTAGTAAACTTTACGATAGAAATACAACTGTAAAAGCAAAATTAGAAAACTGGTTAGACGAAAAATTAATGGATACAGAGATAAATTTATTTGAATCTGTAGCAACTAACCAAAAATATGCAACACCAGAACCTGGGAATATACAATCTTATAGTGTAACAATAGGTTCTGAAAATGACGACATAGAATTTGCCAGTAAAGAAGAAGCAGAAGATTTTGCATACATAACTAACAATTTATATTTTGGTACTGTAATAGCACCATTGAAGCAAGGATTACTTACTACAAAATTAAACATAGAATTGCTTACATCTCAGGCATCAGCGGCCGGACAAGCAACAACAGACTTCACTACTACAAATGTTGCCACAATAGAAACAACTGGAAACATTATTCAACAAGGAGTTCCATTTACTATAGATGCAACGACATTTGATACGCATGTTTTAGAATATACTGTAAAGTATGACGGCACTACAGATGGTAATTATAGAAGAGTAGGAACTATACTATTAAATACATACGAAAATGCTACTACTGGACGTTCTAATGTAATTTTACAAGATGTTGCAACAGATCTTAAAGATGTTGTAACTGGCAATTTAGAATTTAGTGCAAGTTATGATGATACTACTAATAAGATATCTTTAACAACGACCAACACTACTACCCTTGAACTTGATATGAAATTTATACAAAGGCGTTGGGTTTCCTAAGTGGATAATGTTTCCTAAAAATTTATCTGGACCAGAACGATTAAATATTTGGCGCAACGTTAGGCAGAAAACTCATAATAACATTATAGATGTATTAGAAGAGTTTGCTACTATAGAAACACTACCTAGATATCTAGATTATTACACTCCTAGTAGTTGGCCTACTCCATTTGAGATAGTTAATGAAGGGTACTTATGCCAAAGCGGAGTAACCCTAGTATTACTTTCTACCCTTATTAATAAAGGTTTCGTATCTAAAGATACGATTCAACTTCCAGTGATAAGTAATAACATAACAGGGACATCAGGACTAGTTATATATGATAGAGAATTAGTATATAATTTTACGCCTGGGGAGATAGTTTCCTGGGACTATGTGCAAGAGAACGCCACAGTATTTCAAATTCATAATCAATTTGAATTAGCATAGAAACACATTGACATTTATACAGTTTTATATTACAATAAGATACAAATAAATATATCTATATAAAACACACGAGGACACACATGCAAGTAAAAAAGAGAGACGGCACACTTGAACCATTAGATATTGATAAGTTACATAAAGTAGTTATGTATGCATGTGAAGAGATTTCAGGTGTTAGTGCATCGGAAGTAGAAATAAACAGTAACATTCAATTCTATGACGGTATTGCATCAGAAGATATTCAAGAGACACTTATCAAAAGTGCGGCAGATTTAATTTCAGAAGAAACACCAAACTATCAATATGTAGCAGGCAGGCTAATCAACTATCATTTGCGTAAAATGGTTTATGATAGTTTTACACCACCGTGCTTATGTGATATAATACAAGATAATATTGATGCAGGATTTTATGATGCTGAGTTTACTGAACTATATACAAAAGATGAAATTAACGATCTTAACGATTTTATTAAACATGACCGTGATGAAGTATTAACTTATGCGGCTATGGAACAATTCCGTGGTAAGTATCTAGTACAGAACAGAGCAACTGGTGAGATATTCGAAACACCACAAGTAGCATACATGATGATTGCGGCTACATTGTTTAGCAAGTATCCAGCAGAAAATAGAATCAGTTATGTAAAAGCATATTACGATGCCATTAGTACATTTAAGATTTCCTTACCTACGCCAGTTATGGCAGGCGTTAGGACACCACAGAGACAATTTAGTAGTTGTGTGCTTATTGAGACTGATGACAGTTTAGATAGTATTAATGCAACGTCTAGTGCTATTGTTAAGTATGTTAGCCAGAAGGCAGGTATTGGTATAGGTGCTGGAAGTATCAGAGCTGTTGGTTCTAAAATTAGGAGTGGAGATGCAACTCACACAGGAGTTATTCCTTTCTATAAAATGTTCCAGTCAGCAGTTAAGTCATGCTCACAAGGTGGAGTAAGAGGCGGAGCGGCAACACTATACTATCCTATTTGGCATTTAGAAGTTGAAGATCTATTAGTATTAAAGAATAATAAAGGTACAGAAGATAACAGAGTACGTCATATGGACTATGGTGTGCAGTTTAATAAACTAATGTACGAAAGACTGATCACTGGAGGGAACATTACGTTGTTTAGTCCTCAAGATGTACCAGGCTTATATGATGCATTCTTTCAGGATCAACAAAAGTTTCAAGAAATATACGAAAAAGCAGAACGTATGACTAGCATCAGGAAAAAGTCTGTTCCTGCTATTGAATTGTTTTCAGCCTTTGTGACTGAACGAAAAGATACGGGTAGAATGTACCTAATGAATGTTGACCATGCAAACACACATGGTTCATTCTTAGAAGATATAGCACCAATTAAACAAAGTAACCTATGTTGCGAAATTAACTTACCTACTAAGCCATTAACCGATATAAACGATCCTACAGGAGAGATTAGTTTGTGTACATTAAGTGCTGTAAATTGGGGAATATTAAAAGACTTGTCTGAAATGGATAAGATATGTAATCTAGCGGTAAGAGGATTAGACGAATTACTAGACTACCAAGAGTATCCAGTATTAGCCGCTGAACTTAGCACAATGAAGAGACGACCTTTAGGCATAGGTATAATTAACTTTGCATACTGGTTAGTAAAACACGACACGAATTATCAAGATCCTAACTTAGAATTAGTTGACGAATGGGCAGAAGCATGGAGTTATGCTTTAATTAAAGCAAGTGCAGATTTAGCCATAGAGAAAGGTAAAATATCAGGCAACGAAGAAACTAAATATGGATTAGGAATTACGCCTAATCAAACATACAAGAAAGAAGTAGACGAATTAGTTAAGCATAAAGAAAGGCAGGATTGGAAGGGATTGCGTAAACAATTAAAAGATACAGGTATTCGTAACTCAACACTAATGGCACTTATGCCTGCTGAAACATCAGCACAAATTAGTAATAGTACAAACGGTATTGAACCACCGCGTAGTTTTGTTACTGTTAAACAAAGTAAGCATGGTATTTTAAAACAAGTAGTACCAGGCTATCCTTACTACAAAAACAAATATGACTTACTATGGGATCAGAAGAGCCCACAGGGTTATTTAAAAATTATGGCTGTATTACAAAAGTATATAGACCAAGGTATTTCGGTAAATACATCTTACAATCCAGAACACTACGAAGACGAAAAGGTACCAATGAGTATATTGATACAGGATATTCTAATGTTCTATAAATATGGCGGCAAACAGTTGTATTATAATAATACATATGATGGCCAAGGCGAAATAGATATAAACAAAGACGACGCTACTGAGCAACTTGCTATAAGTGAAGTAGACGAAGACGATTGCGAGAGTTGTAAAATATAATGACAGTTTTAAATACAAAAAACAGAGCGGACCACACAAAGGTTAAAATGTTCTTAGATCCATCCGGAGGTCCTGTCGTACAACGATATGACACATTAAAATATAAACAGTTTGACAAACTTACAGATAAACAGTTAGGTTTCTTTTGGAGGCCTGAAGAAGTAGACATTACTAAAGATTCTACTGATTTTAAAAACTTATCAGACCATGAACAACATATCTTTACAAGTAATTTAAAAAGACAAATACTACTTGATAGTGTACAAGGACGTTCTCCTAATATTGCTTTTCTGCCTGTAGTCAGCCTCCCTGAATTAGAGACATGGATTGAGACTTGGGCATTCAGTGAAACAATTCACAGTAGAAGTTATACACATATTATCAGAAACGTATATGCTAATCCCAGTAAAGTATTTGATGAATTGTTAGATATCAAAGAGATATGTGATTGTGCAGATAGTATATCAGCAAACTATGATAGACTAATAGAATACAATTTACTCAGAGATATTGGTAGTAAAAAATATGATCTATATGAACATAAGAAAAGAATATATAAATGTTTAATGAGTGTAAACATATTAGAAGGTGTACGTTTTTATGTATCCTTTGCATGTAGTTGGGCTTTTGCTGAACTTAAAAGAATGGAAGGTAATGCTAAAATTATTAAACTAATTGCCAGAGACGAAAACGTCCACTTAGCAAGTACACAGCAAATGTTAAAACTTTTACCACGTGAAGATAAGGACTTTGCAAAGATACAAAAAGAGTGTGCAGAAGAATGTAAACAGATGTTCATTGATGCAGTTGAACAAGAAAAGGCATGGGCAGAATATTTGTTTAAAGATGGAAGCATAATTGGACTTAATGCAGAACTATTAAAGCAATATGTAGAGTTTATAGCGGCCAAAAGAATGCACGCCGTAGGCTTAGAAAAGGTATATAATAGTGGTAGTAACCCTTTACCTTGGACACAACAATGGATAACAGGTAGTTCAGTACAGGTTGCACCTCAAGAAACAGAAATTTCATCATACGTTATAGGTGGCACAAAACAAGACGTAGATGGAGACACATTTAAAGGCTTCAGTTTATGATAATAGAATTAAAAGAGTTCCTCAATAAAGTAGTAACCATTAAAACAATAACCGGATTAGAACTCATAGGTAAATTTATAGGTACCGACGACGATAATAAGTTAATAGTACTAACACATCCTAAAATGGTTGTATTAAGTAACGCAGGCGATGGCCAGGACAACTCAATTGCAGTAGTTCCGTTCACATTTACATCTATAACAGAACAAGTAGATTTCTCAACAGATAAAATCTTATCTATTAGTGAAACAATAAAAGAAAGTGCTGAAGATTATTTAAGGATAGTAGAAGGAAAACCAGAAGAAGAGCCAGAAGACGATAGTTAATTAGATAAATACTATTATGGGACAATTGGCAAAAAAATATAGTTTAGTAGGACCTGGCATGGTTATGGAGCCTTGTGCAAAAACTGTCTTTTGTGAAGGAATGCCAGTATCATTGATAGGAGATTTTGTCTCACCTCACGGCGAACCCCCTCATACATCTTCTTTTATAATATCAGGTAGTTTTACAGTTTTTGTAGAAGGAAGAAATGTAGCAAGAACAGGAAGTCCTACAAGTTGTGGACATACTGTAGGCTTTGGTGCTATCTCAGTCTTTACTCCTTAAAATGCCTAATCTGGTTTCTGTAAAAGGCCCCCACGCCAGAAACGATAACAACTATATTAGAATACAATGGAACATGGGTAATTCTTGTAATTACGAATGTGAATATTGTCCTCCACAATTACACGATGGTAGCAAGCCATGGTTAAGTAAAGATCAGTACATAGATGCTATTAATAAATTTTCAATATATTATAACAGTTTAAATAAACGTGTTGACTATGAATTAATAGGCGGAGAAGTTACTGTTATACCTGGATTTGAGGATATAATAAGAACAATAAGTGAACATAATACTAACAGTACAGTTTATACAAACGCCAGTAGAACAGTTAAATGGTGGTCTAAGGCTAAAGATTATATGAATGCAGTAGTACTAACGTTTCATCCTTTATCACAAGATAAACAGCATTTTATAGATGTAATAAACGAAATAAAGGAAGATGTTTTTATAGATATTAACATAGCAGGCATAGGCGGACAAGTAGAAGAACTAGGATATTTTGCTGAAGAACTAAGAAATTTATTTATAGGCTGTGAACTAAACAATTATAATCATGTAAGTATATGTGTTAAGACTATGTATCAGAAGCTCTTAGGACGTCACAGTAAGCAGAAAACGTACTGGGCATACACTGATCATGAAAAAAATATCTTAGAAAGACCAGGAATTAAACAACAAGAAACAAGGCGAGAATCTAATGTAGAAGATGACTTCCCTGCTCCAGATCCAAATGCATTTATGACAGAGTTTTTATATGATGACGGCACAGCAGAATATGTACAAGGTCATCAGATTATAGACAAAGGTTTAAATGCATTTAGAGGACTTAGATGTTACTTGGGGTTTGAAAGTTTAAATATAGATGCTAGTGGCGAAATTTATAGTAGTTGGTGTGGTGCCAAAACATTTGGTAATATATCTAACGACACTTGGGAGTTACCAGAAACAAAAACTGTATGTCCCTTTGATTTTTGCAACAATATATCTGATATATCTATAACAAAGACTCTATAGTTTCCTTATCACTGTTTGCAAACTCGCATAATACATTAAATATGTTACGTTGATATGGATTAAGAGTATCAAATTTATCAGGTAACCAATCTGGTATATAGGAGTTAGATACAATCGTCATTTTTTCTATACTATCAAATAAATGTCCTTTATACGATATACAATCCTGATAATTATATTCTTCATCGCAACTAATGTTAGGTAGTAGCACATCGTTTATACTTAATCCGGTATCCTTAATATAATTTTTTAATAAATGGTATCCCTCATTAGATTGAATAAGATGTGTGTCATCCTTTTTATACTTTTTAAATATTTTTTTAAGTTCTGTAAAGTCAGTATACGGCTTATACAAACAGGTAAAATCTTGTTCGTTTATACCTTTTATGTCGTATAACCATTCCCCTTGCTGTGTTATAATATGGTTAAGGTCGTTGTATACACATACACCTGGATGTAATTCTAATGTAATACCTTTCTCTTCACACATATCTATAACATTTATTACATCATGTAAATTATGTTGATATAACATATATTGTATTCTTGGCTTGCATTTAAAATTAAGATTAAGATTGTTATATAAAGTATTATCTGCATTAGGTATTATAATATCTAAAGTATCCTTATATCCATATATCTTAAAGCAGAACTCTATATTATGTGCCAAAGTTTTTTCTATCTTCTTACTAAAGCCATTGGTATTAATATTTATAACTATATCTAATCTTCTGCAAAAATGTAGTAAATCTAATATTCTAGAATATTCCATTGGATCACCTAAAATACTATAAAGAGTTATTTGTTTTGGGGATTGTTTTTTAAGGTACTTCTTTAGAACAACAAAATCTAATTCTTCGTTGTCTATTTGCCTCTTACCAAATCTATGAAATAACCAAGAACCCTGAGATTCAATACATACATATTGATTATTTTTAGATGTAAGATCTATAAAGATATTTTCCATATCTCTATTTAATAGATCTTATAAGATTTGTTTGTAAAGAGCGATTACTCTTTAGTAGAGTTAAAGTTTACAACTTGGTCGTAACTTGACCCATCATAGTAAAATTCGTTAGCCGCATCTATTTCAGTATCACTGGTAGTATATAGGCCAATTGTAAATTCTTCTACTTTAGTAACACCACCTATTTCTCCTCTTACAGCAAAGTGGTACTTACCAGGGACAGTAACGCCTGTCATATTACTGGTTGTATCTACATCACAAACACCAGTGGCTACATTAAATGTTGCAAATGGTGGTACTGGACTAAAGGCTAGTACACTTACATTAGAAGCACCTACATTAAGTCCAACATTTACAGTTCCAGTCTGTCCGTTTGCAACTGTAATTATAATACCTGAAGGAAGAGTTGCTAAATTAACATCGTTAGTTTGAGGACTCATCGCTATAGATTTTTTTAGTGTGTTGACGTCAGCACCAGTTGAAGTTATAAGGCCAGCATCAAAAGAAATATTTGCTCCTCTTCCACGTACTCCGCCTTCTGCTACCATAAACGATTTAATCTGTGTTGCAGATGCAGTTGGATGTGTTTCTATATATTGTGCTGATAATCCTGCAACTATGGCTGTAGAGCCACTTGTTCCGTATGCTGTACCGTAGTTAGATGTATTACTGTGATCAGCAATACTTACATTAGAACCTAATGCATAAATATCAACCTCTTCGCCTAAGTTAGATCCTGCGTCGCCACCTTCCCAAGTTGCCGTAGCACCAAAGGCACCAACTACATAACTTGTATTATGCGATCCTACAGTCATAACTTGGTCTAAACCTGCTGGAGAATAGTTGTCTGCATCAGCGGCATTGTTACCTGCTGAGCATACTACCATTAAATTGTATGATTCTAATTCTTCTAGTTTAGCATCGATTAAATTGTTTTTAGCAGTGATCCAAGGAATACAAACTGTTTTAACTTTAGCAGGTGTATTTGCTTGATGGTGAACTAATATTTGATTTAAAGCACCTACCATGTTACCTACTGTTAAAGACGTAGTAGATGAATTCATAACTTTTACATTATGTATTGTAGCATTTGGTGACACACCAATGTTGTCTCCATTTATCAAACTTGCCATTGCAGTACCGTGTCCAGTTGAATCTGCGTAATCAGGATTGCTGTCTACTGTAAATAAACTATATAAGTTGTTTATAGTAGAACTACCAAACTCTGTATGTGTTGCATTAATACCAGTATCCATTAAATAAATATGGCTATCTGTACCTGTTTTAAGAGGATCATATGCAGTCGCTAAACTATTAGTTACATCATTACAAAGGAATTTTAAATGGTCTGTTGAATATTGTGATGCTAAATCTTCTGTTGCATCGTCTAAAGAACTATGCAATACGCCACCTATTGCGGCGAGTTGATCTGAAGTACAGTCTATTTTATATGTTAAGTTAAAATTGTACGTTTCCGTAATTGTTGCCCCTGCACCAGTGATGGCATTCTGTGCCGCTGTTGCATCTGCATGGGTTCCGCTGTTAAGTGCTACAATATATGCCGCCATTATAAATCTCCAAATTTAAAAGTTTTTGATAACTATTTACTATATGTATTTATCATATTAAGCAAAAATATATTTTATTATGGAAACTTATTTAGAATTAGGAAACACGCCAGGAATACAGATAGATTTGTCTGAAGCATTCTATGTAAAGTTCTTAGCCAAAGAAACAAACAAGTCTGTCTTGTCCTGTGCTAATGATTTGTTAAAAGATATTGATAAAGTTAATATTTCATTAAGCGGTGGGCTTGATAGCCAGTTTAGTTTAGCACTTGCAAAAGAATTTAAAAAAGATATCACAGCATATACATATAGGTCTATATGGAATGGCACAATCTGTAATGCAGAAGATGTTTATATGGCACAACATGTATCTGATATCAATAACGTTCCTCTACAAATAATAGATATAGATTTATCTAATTTTTTTACTAGAAATTTACATTTTAATTACGGCAAAGAATATGCCAACTTCAGTCCACAACTTGCTGTGCACCTACATTGGTTAGATATATTAAAATCAGACTATGGGGTAGATAATATATTAATGGGAGGTGACCCTCCGTTATTTAAATATGATTCTGAAAATAAAGAACACAAAATGAGAATGAGTGATAATTTTTATCATGATATATTATCTCCTTATTACTTATTTTGTAATCAAAACAATATTACATGTTTACGAGATATATACTATCATTCTCCTGAATTGGTTTATGCTGGTTTTAAAAATAATATAGATGTTGTTAAGAAAGAAAAAATCTATATAGAGAATGATGGAAGAAATGTTAAAATAGATAATAATAAAGAGTATCGTTCACGTAGTCCTTACAGAACAGATAATTACTTATTTAAATATGCATGGTACAATAATATTATAGAAGGATTAATACCGCAGAAGTCTGAAACGACAGGGTTTGAATCTTTAAAGAAAATATTAGCATCTGAAAGTGGTGTTTATAATCAGTTTGATATATTGTATAGATTTCCTATGCATGATAGAGCTCCCAAGACTGTAGGTATGATGTTAAAAAA